AATGCGGCGGGAACAACAATCTTTACCGCCTTGGCGCTTTCCCAAGCCAAATAGGCGAGGTCCTCGACGCCTACGCCGGTGGCCATATCGGACGCCTTGCGCTTAAATCGTCGTTCCCATTGGACGACGACAAATAGGTTTGTTGATACCTCGTAGGTTTCGTCGGTTGTCTCAACTTTGAGGGTTAACAGCATTGCGGCTTCCTTTCGTTGTCGGGCCGATTAGTGGCCGTGGTTATGCGGTTGTATCGGTGCTGTACACGCCACCGACAAACGTAATGTCGCACGTGGCAAGCTCACCAAGCGTCATGTTGATAACGGGCAATTCTGCCAAGAACGTTCCGGTGAGAGTAAAGCCCGGGTTGGTTGCGCTGTCGGAACCGGCGGCCGGCTTAACAACGACGGTTGTCGTCGTGCCAACGAGGTCTTTTAAAGTGGCGTACGTTTCGTTGCTCGCATAGCTCATATAGAGAGTAAGCGTAAGCTCGTGGTTGCCGAGGCCCGACGTATAGGAACGGGAACCGGTGCCAAACGCCGTGTTTTCCAATTGGTCGTAACGCTGAGTAAAAACCGCCGCGGTGGTCTGATCCGTGAGATCCACGGAATTTACGGTAACGACCGGGTTCGAGAGGGCAATACTGGTAGGCATGGGCTATTCCTTTTCGTTCGTTTCTGATTTAGTTTTAGCATTTTTCGCGGGCTTGGGTGTGGATACCTTAATAAAACCGGCAGCCAAAAGCGCCTCGACGTTAATACCGGGGCGGACCTTGTATGGGGCGCCCGGGGTTCCAATCCTTGCGGAAACAATTTCGTAAGCCATAGTTACCCCGTTTGCGCTTGTCGTTCTACCGTTAAATCGTAGGCGGGTAGCTCGGATCCGCCAACAATGGCTACCGTGGGCCGTCCGTCCACTACCGCAACGTTAGCGGCTAATACTTTTGCGGCGAGGTTCATTAGCGAGCGTTGCGCGTCGAGGTTGCCGGGGCCAAGCGTGATTAGCCGGACCGGGAACGACATTTTTACAATATTGTAATTCCATGCGACAAACGTTGGCGCCTCAATGAGCGCACACGGCGGAACAATGTTCCTCGTGTCCGTTACGGCGGTTAGCCCGGTTACGGCGTTAAGGGTTGCCGCTAAATCGTCTAGCGCCTCGTTAAAAAGGTCCGTGTAATTTACTGGCATGGTTACGCGATTTGTGGGCGGTCGATACCCAATAGCTGTTTAATCATGGGGCTTAGGCCGACGGATCCGCCGGCTACCATGCCGTCGAACGACGCAAAATCCGATACCGAGCCGCGTTGGCGGTAAAGGAAACCGCCATAGGCAATTGTTCCGAGCGTAACGGCGCCGCTTGGGCTTGTGCTGAGGCTGTCCACGTAGCCGGCCTCGCGTCGTCGGTTGTAGCAAAAAGCGTTAGCGGCCAACGCGCATTGAGTAAGAAACGTGGCGTCCAATGCTGACGCAACGCCGATACCTAGCCAATCCTCTATTTGGGTTGCTGTAACCCACGTACACGCGGTTGCCGCATAGGTGAGGGTTCCGCTAGCGGCGGTTCGTTCTACGTCGGATCCGCTGACCGCAAACAACACTTGGTTAGCAATAGGAATTAGCGGGTCGTACGTTAAATCGCCTTGGTCGTCTACACCGGTAAACAAATATTGCGGCAGCGCATACACCGTAAAGGTGCCGTTAAAAGGCGCCCCAACGTTAGCGATAGTGACGCTATCGCCAACGTTTAACGGGTCCGCGTTAGTTAGTAGCTCGACTACGGCGTAGTTGTCTACTAGCTGTTTGTGGGTGATTTGTGCTACCGCCATGGCGGATAACCCGCCTTTCGGTTAAGCGTTAACGAGCTTTACAAACTTGGTTGCGTCAGCCATGAAAGCCGCCGCGTAACCGCGCCACGAAATGGTGCGACCCAAAATGCTAGGAACGTCGACGCTAATAGCGCCCTTTTGCTGTTCGTAGAATTCGAACCCGGCAGCCGGTCCGGCAGCGTGTCCGATAACGCCCGAAAGGGTGCCGGTGGTGGTTCCGCCGGCCATGTTCTTATCGACAACAAGGACAAGGCCCAACGGGTTTCCGTTCCATGACGTAGCCGACGACGTACCAAGCGCGTTTTGGCCGATGAGGTTTGGCGCGCCAACATACGGAAACACCGGGGCGCCCGTGGTGGTCGTGAGCATACCGAGCTTTGCCCAAGTGACCGGCGACACGAAATAATGCGTCGGCAGATAGTTAGAGCCGTTGGAAATCTGATATGCGGCGCCGTAAATGGCTTCGATAACGGCTTCCGGATCCGTCAAATCGGTGACGGTTTCGGATTGCGTAACGCCGCTAACCATGGTGTCCACCGCGTAGTTGTCGGTGGCCTGTCCGTAAGCGATAGCAAGCTGATTAAGCACGATATTGAGCGACGCCGGATCTGACCAATCCATGTCTTGTTCGGACATGGTGACGTACGTGCCAAAAGTTTTCTTGGTGATATCAAAATTCGCAACCGTGACGGTTGAGGGGTCGAGCGTGTTCAGCTGTCCGGTTGGCTGTTCGGTCACGGTTGGACGAACCGTAATCTTTGGACGACGGAACGTGGATCCGGCGCCCGGCATTGCGCGAACACCGATAGCCGACACGAAAGGCCTAATCGGGTTAAGCCCGTCGTACGGGCTGCCCACGATGCTTTCGGGCAAGATACCCGGCGTGTCCGAGGTAGTGATGTCGGGCGCGGCTGCCTTAATGCGCTCATTCATGACGGCCCAACGCGAACCGCCGTCCACCATTGCGGCGATATATTCCGCCGGGCTTGGCAACTTAAAGCTACGTGGCTGTGCGTACACCGGCGCGATAGCGGCGGCTTCGATAACGGCGGGGGTTTCTACTGGCTGTTCCATTTCGTGGTCCTTTTCCTGTGGGTCCTCTTGCTCATTATTACCTAAAACGTCGTCGGTTTGTGGGATAGTCGCGGCGACCTTTTCGACAACCGCGGATTTAAACGCACCGTAGGGAACCAACGACAATTCTTCCCACACGGCAGCTTTAACGACCATGGTTCCGTCTGCCTCGTATGCGAAATCGACCGGCACAACGCCAACCGAAACCGCGTCCAAAACGCCGTCGGAAGCCAAAACCAACGCTTCGTTACCCTCGGTCGTGTCCGAAATTTTGGCCTCAAACATGACGGAATTACCGACAAGCTCGCGGGCCGTGACGACGCCCACCGGGCGGGCGCTGTCGTGGTAAAGATACATTTTTGGTTTCTTGCCCTCTAACGGCAACGAGCCGGCCTCAAACCGGACCTTTTGGCCGTCGGAAACGGTGGCGGTTTCGCCGTAGGTAAGGGCGACGCCCGCCAACGTCCGGCGCGGCAGCTCACCGGGCGCGGCGGCGTCTAGGGTCAATTCTTGCGGCGTTAAACGCAACATAATTTAGGCTCTACTTTCTTGCGTGTTTTCTTCGTACATTACGTCGGTTTCCTCGGGCATAAGTGTTTCGCCCAAATAGTCGTCCACGTCGAATTTAACGTAGGTGCCGCGCGGTAGCACGTTGTCGCTCGACAGCGTTTCCGCAATACAATCGGCGTAAATTTTCGCACCAAACATATATAGATCCATGCGAGCCTGTTCGCTCGATTGGTAGCTGTATGCGCCGGTCGAAACGCCAACAAGATACGGCGGAATATTCGCAAGGCGCGCCATTTCTAACGCCTGATAGTTAGCGGCCTCAATAAGTAGCATTTTGTCCGGTGTAGCCGTATTGGGGATTACCTCTACAAATTCGTTTACCGCACTTGTCGAATTTGAGAGGCGCGCATTATCAAACGCGGCGGCCATATCGGCTAGCTCTTGCCCGGACATGGGTTCGCCACCAACTTGGCGCAACGTTAAAGCGGGTTGCGTTGCTTGTGCGTTACGCAACCGGGCGCGCTCTAAACGCAATGCTGTTTCGACAGCTTGCGGGCTTGTGTAGTTAAGGCCCTGAATAGGTGAAATAAATTGGATTACGTCCTCATGGCGGATTGGCAGCCCGTTAAACAAAATTTGTTTGGACGGTGCGTAAAAAATTGGGCCGGCCTGATCCAACGTAGTAACCATTGCCGACGGAAGCCGCGTAAACGACGAGGGGAACCCGTCGCTAGTGCGCTCAACAACGTAGAGAAAACCTCTCTGCGTAAAAAAAATGTCGTCAAATAACCATGCGAATAGTGTTGAGTTTGGAACGGACTTGTCGAGGCGGCGCAACCATGAGCGCGGCGCCTCGGGTACCTCTTCCATTTCCTCGCCGTTCCACATTTCTTTATACATTTTGAGAGGCATACAC